ATCTAAAGGACTTACGCCTGCAGTAACTACGTTAACTGTTCCGCTTTCACGAAGCAAGTTAACTAAGTAACCTATCTGCTCAACTACTATCTTGTTATCTATATCCATTAATCATTCCTCCATCGTAAAATTCCACACAATAATTTTCAAAGTCGTTATTTGATAAAAAATGTAAAAGCGTGTTTCCCTTAAAATTCTTCAAAACATAATCACCATAAAAATAATCGTAGTAAGCTCGTGAACAATGTGAGGGCTTTGTCAACTTAGTTGCCTTATTCCAATTCAAAACCGCTTTTTCTTTAATCGAAACGTTATTAGCTAATTCAAATTCGGGTATTTTACCACCCGCTTTAGTAACTAATATTGATTGATTATTTACAAAGCGAAGATAAATGAAACATGCAATTAGGTATTTTAAACCCTTCCATTTGTATTTTTCCCCGTCTATTTCATAAATAGCACCATCCAAAAGTTTTTCCCACTTCGATCCCGAAACAATTAAACCAGCTTCTTTAGCTTCAACTAATTCAAAGTATAGTTGACCTAGTAATGATTGTAAAATATCCGATTCATATTCATCAATAAACCAATCCAATTGCGTTGTACTAATGCAATTGTTTGAATCACGGTTAAATACCAAGTGAAGTTCTCCTTTAAAAATGGCGCTATCTATAAACATCTTATTTTACTTTTTTTATTGCTTTTACCTTTTTTTTAACTTTCTCCAAAATAGGTAAGCCATCAAGACTTACCTTTTTTTTGTGAGTTAACCGAAAGGCTGCATCAATAGATAAATAGAACTCAGCAATCTTATTGCTTAACTCTTTTACTTCACCCTTCTTGTGAGGTGCGTAATTTCGTGTAAATTCTACTTCAATCATTATACGGCTACATTAGTTATTGCAGTTAAAGCAGCTCCAATGTCTTCACACTTCATAAATGCATCTCTATTAATTATCGATACGTGAAATTGCATACGCTCCACAGCCTTGGCAGTAACTAATTCTTGTTCAAAGTTCTGCTTATTTTCGTAAGAAAACTCTAAAGTAATTTGGTTCCTATCCAAAATTTCGCCTTTTGTAGAATCTAAAACATAAAGAGTATTTGGAGCAACAAGCGGGCTAGTAACAACTTGCATTCCATTTAAAACGCCTCCGTTAGTGTAAACAAAATTAGGTAGCAAATAATCTCCCTCAGTATTTTTAGCGTGCTGGAATCTAACAAAATCGCTATAATTCATTAGGATAGTGTCTGCGTTCCATGCGTTTTGCTGTCCAAATGTGTATATTTGCGCTTTCATTGCACCCGTTAATTCAGCTAAAGTAGGACTTTGAAAGCCCGTTTGATTAGCACCGTCAAATGGAGCTAAAGCGTTTTCAGCGTCAAATTCGCTAGAGATTGTTTCAATAGACAAAATGTCGCTAGGATTCGTTCCCGTACCTAATAAAATTTCACTTTCTTCTTTGCCCTTTACTGACTGATTTAATAAATTATCAACTTGAGAAGATACAAAATCGTAGTCATCCATCATATCAAGGCAAATATCAACAAAATCTCTGATTTTAGTAATTTGCAAAACTCTTTCTATCCAAGTAATTTTAGAGGTATGGGTAGAAGCTGCGCAAGCAACAACAACTTTTGCATCTCTTGTAACGGTGTCCTGCTCGTAGTACTTAATAAATTCCTTAGTTACTGGAACTCTACGAAACAATTCTAAAACGCTAAACGCTCTAAATGGCTTATTACCAATTCCTGGTAACATTAATCCCAAACTGGCTCTTGAACCAATATCCGCTGGCGCTTGAGTAGCCTTATATGTAATTTCAAAGCTTGACCCTTTGTTTTCTTTTAAGGACTCAAATTTTGCCTTGTTTAAAAACAAAGCTTCTTTTAACGTTGGTAATTCCTTTTCATTTGTACCCGTTTTAGACTTTTCAAAAGCCTTTGACAGCTCTTCAAAAGACTTTTCCAAAACATTTAATTCATCTTTACTCGAAACTTTAGCCAACTCGGCTTTAAGTGTTTCAACTTCTTTCTTCGAGGATTTTAGTTCGATGTCATTATCCTTTGACATTTTCTCTAACCCCTCTAGCCTAACTTTTAAGTCTTCGGCTAATTTTTCTACGTTTTCCATAATTTAATTTAATAATTTTTTATAAAATGATTTAATACTTTCTTGAGTGTCTTTTGACGGCTCTATAAATAAGTCTTTACGAGTGCCTTGTTGCGGCTCATAATTCTTTACAAATAATGTTGGAGTAATGCTGTTGCTTGCAAAAACAACTGCGCTACCTTCTCTTTTTTTGGCTTCTTTCACGCCCCAAACCATACCATAGTCAAGTGCTATTTCAGGGTTTATAGCCTTTTTTAATACTTCATTAAAGTCTTGCATTGCTTTTTCGTCATCTTCATCTGCCATAAATAACTCTAAATTCACGTATAACATTCCGACACTGTGTTGATTTACCTCTCCATTTTTGTACTTATCAAACATCAATGGCAATGTTTTTCTTCTTAATACAAATTCATTAATATTTGCATTAAATAACATGTCAATATTTAAACCTAAATCTTTGAAGTTCATTTCTTCGTTGTAATTTTTGGCTTTACTCGAAATTAAATAATTAAAATCTGCATTATGACTTTGCAAATGTGTTGAAAACGGATTGTCCTTAACCGTTTTATTCCACGTTTCTTTAAAGTGCAAGTCTAAATGACTATCAATAACGTTGGTGCTATTTATAAGCGTTTTTACTAACATGTAATCACCCGTAATGTCTTCAATTAAACCTTCATATTTTTTTACAACCAAGTCACTTTTTATTTCAATTTCAGCTTTAGTTTTATATTCAGCTTTCTTAATAGACATCATTTCTTCTTTATTTTTTTTAATAAAAGAAATCATATCCATCTTGGTTTCAAAATTTTTATCTTTATATTGCTTAATTTTGTAGCTCATTTTTTAACCATTTTATCCTGTAATAATAATATTTTTTTTTCAATAGCTATTTTAATGGACTTTGAAGTCGTTTTTTTCTCGGCTAACAATTCTAATTTATTTACATCTATCATTGTATGTTTATTTGTTGAGTGATTAAAGTTTCCGCAATACTTCTTTCGTATTGATAAACTTCAACTAAAATATTAACTGCCGAATCCCTACTTAAAGCCCCTTGCGAAACGCTAGTGTTTAAGGCTATAATACCTGTTACACCTCCAACGCTGCCCCTTAAATTTAAAGAAGCTGAAAACAATAACTTTGCCGTGTCATCGGGGTTGTCTTGCTCTATTTCGGCACGCTCACCTAGTTGTAAATCTTCTACAATTTTAAGCCTGTATTCATTGATATCAATAGCCCCGCTCGCTAAAGCTAAATTAAGAACCTCAAGCTTAGTTTTCAAAGCTGAATTTCTAATGCTTTCATCTTCTTGCATTATAGGTAAATGGTCGTATTTAGCTATTAATTTACCACTTGGATCATTGAAATAAGAGTTTAAAGTGTTAACCACGTTATCAATTAACTCTTGACCAGCACCTTGCAAGTATCTTTTATAAGCTTGTGTTTGGTTTTCAAAGGTGCTTCCACTTTCTAAAGAAGCTAAAAATTCTTTAGGTAAATTAAACGCATCATAAATCATTAATATGTCATTACGCAAGTTTTCGTTTATCTGTAAATCGCTGAACTTTGGTGCTGTATTAGTAAATTTTGCAGGCGTTCGGCTTAATCTTACTGCATTTTTACCCGTTCGAGCTGAATTACTTTGATTCATTTCACGCTCCCATTCCTCATGTTCTTGCGGTGTTAATTGTAGACGTCCATTAGCATCGGTAATATCAGAAGTCCACGTGCCAATTCCTGTTGGGCTGCTTAAAATAGTGTTCTTAGCTTCTAATGCGGTTTGAATATTTGAGATAGGTAGTATCAAAGCCTTTAACCTGCTTTCGCTTTGTAAAGGATTTTCTAAAATCGTGGTATCAAAGATTGGAAGCAATTGTTCAAATTCAATTACCTTATCACGTGCTTTGCCTTTGCTATCCTTATACAAGATTTTAGGCTCAATGTTTTCAAAAACAAGCATTTGATATATGTAATCTTTTTTTATGTCTATATCTAAATACTCATTATCAAGCACCGTTAACTTTATCTTGTCGTAAGCATTAACGCCTGGGCTTTTAACTACGTAAGGATGCGAAGTGCCATATACTGACATTGTGACTACAATAGCCTTAATGAAGTCCTCACCCGTTTGATAAGGATTCGGGTTTTTTAAAAGAGTTAATAAAGGATGTTGATCTAAAATAGTTCCATCATTTTTTTGAAAGTATAGCTTTGCATTTCCAGCAATTTTTGACTTCGTGTCAATAGCGTTAAATACTGCTGGATTAGACTTGTAAAAAGCCATAGGATTATATTCAAGAACGTTGCTATTACACTGGAACCTCAGTTGATGCTTTGGCATAAACTCGTAGTTTCGGTCTTGCTTAAACCATGTTGAAGGACTTAGAAAATTAAACGCCATTAATTTTTATCTTTTAAAGGTGCTTTAAATGCACTTAGCAAAGATAGTATTAATATTTTAACTGCCTTTTTGACATAAAAAAACCCCCTTACTAATTTAGTAAAGGGTTTAGTAAAGGACAAAATGTATATTAATTTATCCTTTTAAGCAGAATTACAACTGAATGCACCTATTTTTAACAAGTTCTTCCAACTGATCTCGTTCATTTGATAAAGCGACAAAATCCCAACCATTTATAGGCTCGTTTTTTCTTTCTTTCACACGAAGTTCTTTTTCTTCTTTTGAGTTTTCCTCTAATCGTTTTTTAATAAGCTCTATTTGCTGTTTTGTTAATTTAATTTCCATAATAATCGTTTTCTTCAATTGGTTCTTTCATTTCTATTAATTTTTGTTCTTACATTTAGCGTTAGAATTACTAATATAGTAATTAAATACCACAATACCAAACTTATTTTGTACTCATCCCAACAGCGTAACGCTCCCCGATTTTACCATATTTGATGCCGTCCATTAAGTGGTCGTTACCCTTTTTCGGAACTTCGTCCTTTAAAAGTTCACCCGTTTTATTTTCTTCATATTTGTAACCGATATATTCATCATGTAAATTATGCCCAACATACTTAACTTTCGATTCCCGAATTGCTTTTATTGCCGAAACGTTGGCGTCATGTCCTTTACTGACCGCTCTAATTAAATATCCAGCAGCCCTTATTTTAGTTATTTCATTCGGGCTAGCGCTATCGGCAACAATTACTATGTCTTTTCTTACGCCTATTCTTTTAAATGCATCCAATATTGGTTCTTGGTTACCAGGAACGTAAAGCATTTCGTTAATATAAAGCCATTCACCATCAAATTTCAGCTCTAGGAGCGCATTTGGAACTCTATCGCCAAAATCTAAGGCGTATAATTGGTTGCCATGAAGCTGCTCGAACTCTGACAATGTAATTCGCTGCCAATTTTTATAAACGCTTCGCTCACTTCCTGAACTAATTAAACCTAATATAGTAACACAATACAACTGAAAGTCACTATACTTCATTGCTTCCATGTCGTTAATAGCTTGAGCGTTTAAATTGTAATAGTTATTGCCGTAGTTAGTGTTAATACTTAAATGATAGTCGTTCTTTGGAACAGCCTTAAGCAGCTCAACATGATTGTCGGGTAAATTAACAAGAGCTTCAATTTGCTCTCTAGTGTCGCTTGAAATGGATAAAATAAGGCTTATTAACTCATGCTTTTCGACCTTAACAAAGTCGTAGTCTTTCCAAATCCAATGCTCCTTATATGGCGGATTGAAGGCTCGAACTATTTTGATTTGAACGCCCTTTTTTCTTAATGACAACCTTACCTTATTAAAAGCTAAATATTCGGTCTCTTCCGCTTCTTCAATGTACAAATGAGTTGCACCAGCTAACGACTTTAAGTTAGCCGTTTGAGTTTTAGAACCCGCTTTAAATCCTTTAGTTACTATTGTTGCGCCTGTTATTGTGTTCTTAGCGTAGTTTTCGCCATTTTTATTGTCAGATATTTGAATATGAGGGTGTTCTCCGTGAATTGTTTCATATTCCTCGAAGCGATCCTTAAAATCCTGCCATAGGCTGGAGTATATTGTACTATGAATTTCCCTAATAAAGAACCCTCTAAACTTTTCATTGTAAAGAAGTTCATGCAAGGCGTGAGCCGTTAAATGAAAAGAACGAGCACCTGCACGCCCACCCCATAAATCAGTAATAAAATAGTACTTTTCGCTATTAAATAAAGGTTCAAATTCTTCTAGTATTGTCATTTTCTTTTGGCATCTGCAACATTCCACAACGGATTTTGAATAATGTTCGTTTGCTCAATTTCTTTTTTAGCTTCCCAACCCTGCATCTTAGCCATTTGATTAACGGCGCTTATTCTGTCATTAGGTTTTTGCTCGTCATTAACTACAATATCTGACAAAACCTTCAATGCTTCGTCTTTGCTCAAAATATCACTTCTAAGAGTGTTTAATTCAATCTGTGTACGCTCGTTAACCTTTGCGGTTTCCACTTCGCTAAACTCTTGCTTGTATGCTTCATTTGCTAATTTCCAGTACTTTGAGAATGTTGGTCTGCTCAAGTTAAATTTAGTTAAGTTTAGTTCAAATACAGAGGTAAAAGAAGCATTACCTTTTCTAAGTTCGTCCTTAATAAATGATATGTATATTTCATTCTTACTCATGATGCACCTCTTCAAACCTTTTCGGTGATTCTATTCTTGCAACTCCAATTATCTTGTCAATGTACTTTGGCTTTACAATATTTGAAAGTCCGTTAATGCTATTTATTAAATATGATTCAATTCTAAGCGCAACTAATTCATATAAGTTATCTTGAATTATTACTACTATTGGTTCTAATCCCTTATCCCTTATTTCGCTTATGGCTAATTGTTTATTGTGATTAACGTTTTCATGTTCAGACAAATGATTCCACGCCCTTTTTTCTTTACCTTTCCCAATATAAAATGGCTTTTTGCTTATTGGATTAACTAGCATGTAAACGTAATAACAATTATATTCCATTTATTCTATTATATTCTTTAATGGCTTCAATTACCTCAATTGGATTGTATTCTCTTTCAAATACAACAACCTTACCTATACTTATGTCGTAGCACTTTTCTTCAACTAAGCATTCTTTATTTATTATTTTAAGTAACGCAATACAACTATTAGCATAAGCCTCTTTAGCGTTACTTTTTAACTTGTTTTCAATTGACTCTCTTACATTTTCAATAAGTTCACTTTGATACTTTCCAAACGAAATATTTGCAAGCTTCCAATACTTATCAAAAGTTCTATCTGTACAACAAAATGTGTTGCAAAATATAGAAACTACATTTTTGTGCTTTACGTTTCCTTTTTTAAACTCTTCCTTAATGAATTCTATGTATGTTTCTTGCTTTGTCATTCCTTTATTTCTACGTTGCAAATATACTCATTTGTTAAGTATCGCCAAAAATTGTTTAGTTCGTCTAGTGTTTGAATATAAATTACTGGCTCTTTTAAGCACCCTCTTACCATTAAAAAGACCTCGGACTTGTCTGTTACAATTAAGTTGAAGTCCTTAGATTCAAAGTCTAATGTTTTACCGTATATTTCAGAGTTTGGATATTCATTATCTTCAA